CGCTCCAGTGGGGCGGCGATTGGCGGACGTTCAAGGATGGCCCGCATTGGGAACTGCCTTGGAAGTCCTACCCGAAAGGAAACTAATATGCTTAAAGGTTATCGCACATACGTTCTGGCTGCGCTGGGCGTTCTCTCCGCCGCCGCCAGCTATCTGGTCGGCGACACTGACTTGATGACGGCGGCTAACGCTGCCTTCACCGCAGGCGCTCTAGCGTTCCTACGTGCGAGTGTCCCTCGCCTGTAACCAACGCTCACCGTACCAAATAGCTTTACGCATCTCTTGAGCCGCTTCGTCCTTATGGCCTAGGCGGCTCAAGTATTTTAGCATATTCCCAAGACAGTAGCCGGCAAACTCTTCCGGCGTCAGCTTGGCCTGAATGTAGTCGATAGCTTCAATCCCGCCGCGCTTGTAATGGTCAGGGTTGACGGCGTCCTTGAACGCCATTGCCTCTGCCCACGATCCAGCATCGCTCTTGTCATCTATCATTTCTTCAGCCTCTTCATAATCTCGACACGCTCCCGCGCCGTCCGCATCGCGGAGTACCGCTGGTGCAACCGCCGGGCGAGGGCTGGCCGCTTGTGCGTCTCCAGTTCAACGTCCAACGCATCCTTTAGCTGCTCTTCCGTAAGGTCGGACAGCACCGCGATCATCGACCGCCAATTCAATTTACTCATTTTTAAGTTCTTCCAATGCTATATCTGACACCGCACGCTTGTCGTGCAGCGCCGCCCATATGCGTTCATCAATACTCTTCTCGGTCAGCATCACATAGACCCAGACATCCTTTGTCTGGCCGCTGCGGTGCAGGCGCCCGACTGTCTGTTCGTACAACTCCAGCGACCAAGGCAGCGACAGGAACACCATGTGGCATCCGCCGTGCTGTAGGTTCAGGCCATGCCCTGCCGACTTAGGGTGCGCCAACAGCAACTCGACCTGCCCTGCGTTCCAATGTTCGATGACGTTGGGGTCGTCCATCGTCTTTGCGTGCGGGAAGCGGCGCTTCAGTTCCGCCAACTCTTCCTGATAGGTGTACGCGATGATGGTGTTGGCCCGCTGGTTCTCCGACAGCAGTTCTTCCAGCCGGTCAAACTTGTGGCGGCTAAACCATATCGACCCTGTATCGCCACCGCGGTTGTAGACAAACCCTGACGCCATCTGTTGCAGCTTGGTCGTCACCGACGCTGCGTTCTGCGCTACGATCTGGTCGCTGCCGAACCGCGTTACATATTCGCGTTTCATTTCATCATATGACTTGCGGTCGTCTAGCGTGACGCGCACCTCAGTGACGTGGCACGGCGGCAGCTTGTCCTTATACTCGCCCGGCTCCAGCACAAACGTCGCAGGGCGGATGCGCTGCATGACTTGCTCCAGCGCACCGGCTGCGGGAACCCACTGGCCGAAGTCGCGGTTGGTGCAGATGAAATACTGCTGCATGAACGCACCCTTGGCACGGCCCAGCAGCGTCTGGTCAATGATCTTGCACTGGCCGAAGACATCCTCCAGCCCGTTCGACGTGAACGATCCGGTCAAGCCCCAGCGCACCTTGACGTTAGCCAGCAGCTTGTCCAGCGCCTTGAAGCGTTTGCCGCTGGGGTTCTTCAGCCGCGTCAGTTCGTCGAACACAATCCCGTCGAAGCCGGATAAATCCTCTAGCTTATCTAAGTTATCATAGTTAATGACGACCACACTGGCGTCGCTCCGCAACGCATCCACCCTTTGCGCTGGCGTGCCGACAGCCAGCGCAGGAGCGACGCCAGACCATTTCGGCGCTTCCACCGGCCACACATCCGTACAGACGCGCTTGGGCGCTACCACCAGCCAGCGTTTGACATGGCCGTCGCGCAGCATCTCATCCATCGCCGTCAAGGTAATGGCGGTCTTGCCTGCGCCAACAGGCGCAAGGATCATAGCGCGGTCGCGCTCATACAGGAACGTCGCAGCCTCTTGCTGGTACGGCCTTAGCTGAAGCGTTTGAGCCATGCGTCCACATCCTCTACTGACCACAGGCACGCGTAATGCTGCTTGGTGTGCGTCATCTCATCTGCAAAGATACGCTGCAACGCAGACAGCCGCCCGCCAGCTTTCTTCAGTTCGATGAACCAAGCCTCACCGTTGGGCATACAGGCGATGCGGTCGGCAACGCCGACTTGCGTAATGCTGCGGAACTTATAGGCAAAGCCGCCCGCCGCCCGCACACGTTTACAGAAGTACCGCTCTATTTCTTTCTCAGTCATGCAGCGTTGCTACCACAAAATTTTTTGCAATAAAAGATATTGCGATAAAAAATGTTGCAGTCTATAAGGGCCGTTCAAACAGTAAAGGAAGGTTCAGTATGCAGCATAGTAAGATAGTCGGCGGCTCGACCGCCAAACGCGTCATCGCCTGCCCCGGCAGCGTGGCGCTGGTAGACACCGTCCCGCCAAAGCCCAGCAGCAGCTACGCCGACGAAGGCACGCTCCTGCACGACACCATCGCATCTATATTAGAGAGCGACCTTGACCCGTACAGCTTGGTTGGCACGACATATGAGAATACCGTGCTGACTGAAGCGTTGGTCGATGACAAGCTGATACCAGCGTTGCGTGCGCTGGACGAGATAGACCCCAAGGGGGAGATGGAATATGCGGTTGAAAGCCGGGTTGGTTTTGGTGATTTTCTGCCTGACGTTTTTGGTTCTACCGATCTTCTTGGTCGCATTGGTAGTCGAGCGATTGTTTTGGATTGGAAGTTTGGCGATGGTGTGGCTGTTGAAGTCGAAGAAAACAGCCAGCTACTCTTCTACGCTGCGGCGGCTAAACGCACGCCGGAAACAGCGTGGGTCTTTAAGGACGCAAAAGAAGTCGAACTGATCATTGTGCAGCCGCCCTACGTCAAGCGTTGGGTGACAGACCTTGCCCGCGTTGACGCGTTCGAGAAACAGCTTGCCGCTGCCGTCGAGATTGCGAAGCGGCCAGACGCGCCGTTGGCGTCAGGCGACCATTGCAAATGGTGCGCGGCGAAGCCTGTCTGCCCTATCATGACGGGCGCTGTAGACCGTGCGTTGAAGGCGAAGCTGGAAGCCCTGCCAGTTGACCAGATTGCACACTATCTGGAACAAGCGCCGCTGATTGAAGGGTTCATTAAGGACTTGCAGCAGTTGGCGCATGGGCTTTTGGAAGAGGGGCAGAAAGTCCCCGGCTGGAAGCTGGTCAACAAGCGCGCTACAAGACAGTGGACAAATGAAGATAAGGCCGAGGCGTGGATGGAAGCGCGCGGTGTTTATCCACTGCAAGAGCCAAAATTAAAGTCGCCAGCGCAGGCGGAAAAAGATATAAAGAAAATGAAAGAGAAATTGCCGGAAGACTTAATTGTCGCCGTCTCCACAGGCTCTACCATTGCGCCGGAAAATGATCCCCGGCCAGCGGTTTTGCAAATCGGGCAGACGCTTACCAAAGCCATGTCTAAAATCCAGTAAACAGAAAGGTACAATACAATGTCGAATATCACTACTTTTGGTGGCGCTAACTTGCCATCCGTCCAATCTCTCTCCGGTGCGCTGCGCTCCATTCAGTCTGAGGTCGCCCCCGGCGGCACAGTCATTCTGAAGATGGACAAGACAGGCCATTGGGTTTTTGGTGCAGACCAAACCGAAGTCGAAGACGGCAGCCTGTGGGCGGCCAATCCGTTCTCATTCGTGCATGGCTACATTGCATGGGGTAAAGGCGAAGTGCTGGCTGAAAAGCTGGTGCCGGTGTCAGAACCGCTGCCGCAGCTTGACCCTGCGCCATCGGGTGCGGAGCGCGGCTGGGAAATGCAAGTCGGCATGATGCTGGTTTGCACGAACGGTGAAGACAAGGATATGCAGGCACGCTTCACGGCTACGTCAGTCGGCGGCAAGCGTGCGGTGCAGGCTTTGGCGGTTGCCATCGCCGATCAGGTCGAGAAAGACCAGAACAAGCCAGTGCCGTTGATCGAACTGAAGTCTGAGCATTACCAGCACAAGACCTATGGCCGTATCTATACGCCTATCTTTAACATTACCGATTGGGTGTCGATGGACACAGCTTCGGTTGAAGAGACAGAGGATGCGGAGTTGGAAGTCGCCGCTGAACCTGAAGCCGCTGATGGTGCGCGTCGTCGTCGTCGCGTAGTATAACAGGGTGCGAAAGCCGGGGCGCTTCTGGTTTACCGGAAGTAGGTTACAGGCCGTGCCCCGGCAAGTAGCGGAAGAGTGAGAACTTCTATGTCTATCTTATTTTGTGACTTTGAGACGCGCAGCCGTTGCGACCTTCGCAGCCGCGGCGTGTACAATTACGCGCAGGACGCCAGCACAGACGTGCTGTGTATGTCATACGCATTTGATGACGAAGACGTGCGGACGTGGCTCCCCGGTGAGCCTTTCCCGCAGGCCGTCCGTGACCACAAGGGGCTGGTGTACGCGCACAACGCAGCGTTCGAGCGCCTGATATTCTGGTATGTCCTTCAGGTAGACTTCAAGCTGGAGCAGTTCTACTGCACCGCAGCGCAGGCCCGCGCCAACTGTGCGCCGGGTAGCCTTGAGGATGTGGGCCGCTTCGCTGGCGCCACCATGAAGAAAGACCATCGCGGCGGTCAACTGATCCGCGCGCTGTCCATCCCGCAGTCCGACGGCACATTTCGTGAAGACGCCGCGCTGATGCAGGAGATGATTGAGTACTGCGAAATGGACGTTAAAGCCATGCGCGCTATCGCGCAGGCGCAGCGTCCGCTGTCCGCCGAAGAGTTGGCCGACTACCACACCAACGAGCGCATCAACGACCGCGGCGTCCTGCTCGACAGGCCGCTGGCGCAGGCGGCGGTTGCGTATTCAAACGCAGAAACAGTTGAGATACAGAATTTGGTGTGCGAGATAACGCAGCGCGAGATTACAAGCGTTCGCAGCACGCGTATGAAGGATTGGGTTTGGGACCGCGTTGGGCCTGAGTCCCGTAAACTTATGACGATTATCAAGAATGACCGTAAACACAGATGTTTAGATAAAAACGTGCGCGCCAACTTGCTGGCGTTAGCCGAGGAGAACCGAGATGAAATACCGGCGGAAGTTGCGGATGTCATCCAGTGCGCGGACGATCTGTGGGCATCGTCCGTTGCAAAGTTCCAACGTGCGGCGGCGCTTGCTGATGAGGAAGATTTTCGCGTTAGAGGAGCGTTCGTATTTGCTGGAGGCAGTGCTACTGGACGCGCTTCATCGTTTGGGCTTCAGGTCCATAACTTCCCCCGCAAGTGCGCCGCCGACCCTGCATTAGTGCGGCAGGCTATGGTGCGCGGTCACCAGATTGTTCCTGAGTATGGTCGCCGCGTAACAGACGTGCTGAAGGGTATGTTACGCCCTGCGCTGATGGCCGACAAAGGCAAGCGGCTGGTCGTCGCTGATTGGGCCGCCATCGAAGCGCGGGTGACGCCGTGGGCGTCCAACAGCATCTTCGGCGCGAACAAGCTGGACATCTTTGCCAAGGGTGAGGACGTTTATAAGCACAACGCTATGGCGACATTCCATGTAGGCTATGACGACGTTGACAAAGACCAGCGCCAGATCGGGAAAGTTCAAGAGTTGGCTTGCGGTTTTGCCGGCGGCGTAGGGGCCTTCGCCAGCATGGGCCGCATCTACGGCCTGATGATGTCGGAGAGCGACGCGAAGCGCATGGTGGACGCATGGCGCAGGGCTAACAAGTGGGCCGTGCCTTACTGGTCTGGCCTTGAGGAAACCTATATGCGCGCCATGCGGAACAAGGGCCGCGAGTTTACCATCGGGCGCGTCACATATTTATTTGACGGACTGCATCTTTGGTATGCCCTTCCGTCTGGCCGTGTGTTATGTTATCCTTTCGCCCGTTTCGATGAGAAGGGCGACCTGACCTATGCCAAGGCTTCATGGAAGCCAGCCGCAGACGCTAAGGAATGGCCTAGAGCGCGGCTGTGGCGCGGTCTGGCGTGTGAGAATATCACGCAGGCTGTCGCTAACGACTTGCTGCGCGCCGCTTTGCGCCGGCTGGACGATGTAGTGCTGCACATCCACGATGAAATCGTCTTGGAAGTGCCAGAAGATGAAGCCGAAGCCGCCGCCGCGCGGCTGGTGCAGATTATGTGTGAGCCGCCACCTTGGGCAGCAGGGTTACCCCTGAACGCAGAAGTGGCAATTATGAGTAGGTATGGCAAGTAAAGGAGCAAGCGATGAGTGAGGATCGCACGAAGTTCATAGAGTATATAACGGGATTGGCGACGGACAATGTGGGCGAGACTGCCCTTGTTGTGCGTCAGAAGCCGCAGCACGACAGCGACGGCAACATGATATTCCACGCAGACGGCGCACCGAAGGCTACGTTCCCTGCGTTTCTGCCAGAAAAGACCCGCATGAAAGAAGGCGAGGCATGGTATGTCAACACAGGTTCGTTCATCGTTGACCGCTTTGTAGACGGCAAGCCAGCCGCTAAGTCCAGCAACGTCGAGTATGTGCTGTTCATGATGCTGGACGACGTTGGCACGAAGTCGAAAGAGCCGCCGCTTGCGCCGACATGGGTGTTGGAAACCAGCGAAGGTTCGTTCCAGTGGGGCTACGCGTTCAGCGAACAGCCGCGCAAGGGCGACTTCTGCGCTGCCATCAAGGCGATTGCCGACGCTGGCTACACCGATCCCGGCGCAACTAACGCCGTCCGCAACTGCCGTATCCCCGGCAGCATCAACCTGAAGCGCGGACGCAATAACTTTGCTGCGCGGCTGGTATCGTTCAACCCTGAGCGTGAGTATACGCTGGGCGAAATCTGCGAGGCGCTGGACGTTACACCAGAGGAAGGCGACACAGCCGACTATAAAGCCGTGCAGTTGCGCGACACTGGGCTAGACAACGTCCTGACATGGCTTGGCGAAAACAACCTAGTCCTGTCGCACATCAACGCTGACGGCTGGTGCGGCATCGTCTGCCCTAACCATGCCGAACACAGCGACGGCATGATTGAGGCGCGCTACAAGCCGTTGGATCGTTCGTTTTGTTGCTATCATGGGCATTGCCAAGACTTAGACAGCCGCACCTTTCTTGATTGGGTAGCCAACGAAGGCGGCCCGAAGGTGACGCCGGGCTTGCGTGACGAACTAATCGCGGAGCGCATGGCGTCGATGTATGACAAGATAGCGCCAACCGAAGCCTTCCCCGATGAGGCCGCAGCGCGTGTGCGTGAGGTCGAAAAGAAAGAAGCTGGACGGCTGGAACAAAGCGAGTGGTTCGAGCGTTTCGCCTATATACAGTCCGATGACTGCTATTTTGACATGGTGACGCGTCAAGAGATAGCGCGTAACGTCTTCAACGCCCTGTTCCGTCACGTTGACTGCCGCTCCATCCACAAGAAGACGCAGCGTGTGCAGTCGTCCATCTATTTTGACGAGCGCCGTCAGGATCGCGGCGCGCCTGCACTGGCTGCCGTGACGTTCGCCGCTGGCGATGACGTTCTGGTGACGCGTGACGGACTGGTCTACGGCAACCGCTGGACGGACTCCCGCCCTGACGTGTCGGGTAGCGACAAGATTGCCGACCATGATGTCGAGCCTTGGCTGGAGCATTGCCGCAATCTGATTGCGGACGATGAGGAACTAGACCACATCCTCAACGCTATGGCGTTCAAGATACAGCATCCCAACGTCAAGATTAACCATGCCATCCTGATCGGCGGCGATGAAGGTGCGGGCAAGGATAGTATGTTCCAGCCGTTCCTGTGGGCGCTGGGCGGTAAGCATTGGCGCAACAGGTCAGTCATTGAAGCTGGCGGCTTAGACAGCCAGTGGGGTTATGCGCTGGAGGCTGAAGTCGTCATCCTAAACGAGCTAAAGGAGCCAGAGGCAAGAGAGCGCCGCGCTATGGCTAACAAGCTGAAGCCGCTCATTGCTGCACCACCTGAAACACTGTCGGTCAACCGCAAGGGTATGCACCCTTATGAGTTGGTAAACCGCCTGATGGTGATTGCATACACCAACGATCCGCTGCCGATTACACTGCCGACGCAGGACAGGCGTTGGTTCTGCGTGTGGACGCACGCGCCGCGCATGGCAGTGCCAGCAGCCAAGGCGCTGTGGGGCTGGTATGAGAATGGCGGATATGAGAAGTGCGCCGCTTGGCTGCACCAGCGTGACGTGTCGCGGTTCAACCCTGCCGCTGCGCCGCCAGTGACCGAATGGAAGCTGAACATGGTCGAGCATGGCATGAGTGTAGCCGAGAGCTACCTTGTGGACATGATGCGGGTTCGGTCGGGCGTGTTTGCTGATGGTGTCATCGGTGGGCCGTTCCATCGCATCTGCGACGCGTTGGCAATCAACGTCCCTGCCGGTGTGAAGATACCGCAGGCGGCGCTGCTACACGCGCTGAAGGAAGCTGGCTGGGTCGATATGGGGCGGCTTAATTCCAAAGAACACCAGAACAAGAAACATATCTTTGTCGCGCCTGATATGGTTAAGAAACACAACAAGGCAGAGCTGCGCCGCATGGCAGAGGAATTGCCCAAGCCAAGCACGATGACCAACTTAGGCAAGAATTGACATGGGATAACGTGCAATGATATACGTTTAGGGTCGGCTATGCTCCGCTGACCTGATTAAACCCCTGCTTGTGTCCTCACTCCACAAGCAGGGGTTTTTTATTTGTCTGCTGTCGCAGCCTTTCTTTTCAGTTTTCTGTATCTGCCTTCAACGGAAGCAATTGTAAGCCCCATTTGCTCCGCCATGTAGGCTGGCCTTAAGCCGTGCTCGTAATAGCTGAGTAACTCTGCGTCCATTTCAGGCGTCCATACGCGCCTAGACCGGCTTACTATTGGCATTATATTATTCCTTTAACGCAATCTCAGCGTCTTCGATCAATTCTATCGGGGGCCAGCGCAGGTAAGACACATGGTCTTTGCCTATCACGCCCAGAAACTCCAGATACTCCATCAAGCGGTAGGCCAAGGTAGCCTCGGCGCGTTCGGTGTATCTGTCGGGCAGTGTGTCATCATCTTCGCTCATGCTGCGTTCCAATCTTTAGGATAGGGGACTGTTCGATAGCTGGTCATGTGCAGTCGGCCATCTTCGCCCCAATGTTCAGTGATGGTTGAGCCGTCATCGTTCAGGATAACCGCAAGGTCGCCATGAATACGCAACGGCTGGCCTGTCTTGGGGTCAATGCGGTAGCGTATGTCAGCGGCGTCTATAAGACCGCCATCTGGCCAAGGCTCGTCCCGCCATACAGGCCGCGCGGCGTGTATGGTGACTGGTATTTTGTCGGTCATAGTCAAACTAGCCTTGTGATGAAGGTCACGCCGTTCACAGTGCGGCATTTAAACGCCTTACCGTTGCGGATGCCGTATTGGCTGACGTTGCGGCTGGTGCGCTTTGCATCGCCGCGCTTGGTGGCTGGCATAGTGCCAACTTCGCCGACCTCTAGCGTTCCCATTGGGTAAAACATCGGGCGGCTCATGTGATTGGTTCCTTTTCTATTTCGCGCAGCACCAATCGCAATTCATTTATCGCGTCAAACATAATGGTCGGCACTCTGATTTCACTTCTCGCGCAAATGTCTATGGTGTCATGAACCACGTTGATGCGGTTACGAATGAGGTCTGTGATGCGCTTGCGCTCTTGTTCTGCCTCGCTCATTTCAGCAGCCCCCGTGCTACGCAGGCTTGGCGCAGATGTTCCGGCCTAAACCCCCAAACCTTGTAGACGCTGCCGTAGGTCTGGCAGATTAGCGACATATGCCGCTCATGGGCCTGCATTTCAGCCTTGAGCCGTTCGTGCTTCTTAAATGCGCGGGCCGCTACGCGTAGCAGGTCAAGCTGCGCGTCAATGCCTTTTTCGTCGTCGTTTTCGGTTGGGTCGATAACTTTCATCTCAAACATGGTTTAGGTTTCCTTTGTTAAATACAACTAATGCGGACGGGAATGGTGCGCTGTTCTTGGCGTTGCCAAACTTGAGCCGGCCACGGATAAATTCAATCTGGCCTTTCATGGCGTAGTCATGCCACCAACGGGTGTCAGTGCGTGACGGGACAAGGCAGACAACGGTCGCGCCTGTCAGGCTGCTTTCGTATGCTTTACGCATCCAGTGGCCTATCGTGCGACCATATGGCGGGTTCATCCAGCAGACGCCCTGCCAAGGTTGCGCCAGCCCGTCGTCTGCTTCGGTGAAGTAGCGGGCGCATTTGGCGTTGTCTGCGGTCGCACAAACGTCCAGCGTAAAGCCATAGATTGCATTCTGCTTGTCGAAGAAGTCCTGCGGCGTTGCCCACAAGTCAGTCGCGCTTGAGAAATGGACGCTCATGGTTCAGTTTCCTTTATAATTCTATTGTTGTGGTGGGCTTGGGTCGCCTGTCGTTTAGCCGTGCCAGCCAATAGGCTTGGTCGGGGCCGTGTGTGCGCTTGGCATGGTATTTGAACAACGCCCTAGCTAGGTCGTCATATCCCTGTTGCTTGTGCGTCACGATCAGTGGTGACGGGGCCATAGGCTTGAGGTTCGGGCGGTAGTCGCGCTGCCCTATGCAGGCGGCTTCTATGTCGCGCAGCGTTAGGTTAAGGTTCCGCTCCCTGTTGATGTATTGCATAACCGCCGACTTGTCGGTGATGTAGCTGCACAGTTGGCGTATCTTGGCGCGCAGGTTCCTATCCATCATTTGCCTTTCTTGACGTAGCGGCCCGTCTCAGGGTCGCGCATTAAACCGTGCCGTTTCCATTGCAGCAGTTCGGTAGCGTCGCGCAGCCATGCCTTGCGCCATTGGTCGGCGTCCTCTTTTGTGAGCCATAGCAGGGCGAGCGTAAAGGCTTGCGCGGCTAACAGCGCAATGATTGCTATTTGTTCGTGTGTCATTTTAATCCTCTAACATTAGGGTGAGTAGGAACAGCGCGGCT